CCAATATCTTCCCGGCATTAGTCGCTGCTCCTTGTGCATCCGTGGCACTTTTAGACGCGTTATTTGCAGAAACTCCGGCGGATGTAGCCGAACCGGAAGCGTTCGTTTCGCTCTGTTTCGCGTTCGATACGGCAATATTAACTTCTTTAATCTTAGAAGAAATTTGTCCTTCACGAATTTCAAAGTTCGTCTCTACATCGGTTATTCTCCCATTTAGATCGTTTTTAACATCGTCGATTGCTTCCTCTATTTTCTTTCC